TAAATACAAAGTTATTTATAACGGAAAACAATACACAAGTAATGACACTCGAGATTTAGTAGTTCAGATTTGTAAATCTCAAGGAATTCCATGTCAAGCCTCTTTAAAAACTACTGCAGATGATTTAAATCCTCTTCAAGAACCTATTCAGCAAGAAGTAACAACTCCCTCCCAAGATGTAGTTCCGATGAGCAAATCCAAAGATCATAACGCTCCTCAAAAAGGAGATAGAGTATTCGTATCAGCAGATATGGCTGATGAAAAAGCCGGTTTTGGAGGTACTTTTGTTTCGACATATATGTCTAAAGGACAGGAATTCTCGATTGTCGAAACAGATCAAGGTGATCTACTAGATGTTGCCTCTAATCGTGTTGTTAAAACAGGAACTGGCTCTGGCGCGCAGGACACAGAACCAACAATGGAACCTATTATTGAGCAGCTACAACCAAGTGATGCAGTCCAAGTAACACCTAAAATGACTGATATGGTTACAAGTGAACAGGATGATTTAATTAAGATTAGGGCTGATATAGCTAAAATTGCAGCTTTATTAAATAAAGAAGCTGATTCTCACGTTATTATGCCAATGATGTATGGGATTGACGATGAATCAATTCTTCAATATGCTGATGGATCTATTTATCATGATAAAATTAAGAATGGCGAGATGCAGGATACTGATTGGCAGGCGTTAGTTCGTGAAACTGGGCGTTGGATGACACAGGTTGATCGTCAGAAAGTTACTCAGACATTTTCTGCAGAGGCTGAATGGCTAATGGATGACGAACAGATCAATAAACTTAAGACTATGTTCAATGTTCTTCCTAAAGCTAGCGCTTTGAAAGAAGCAGCTGAACATACAAAATGCATAAAGTGTGATAAGGCAGCTCCAGTTTCAGAGATGATTAGTAATGAGCACGGTGCAGGTTATCTTTGCAAATTTCACGCTGGAGAATGGAATAAAGATGCCTCATTAAAAACAGCCTCTGATTTTGAGAAGGGAATTTCTCAAAATAAGACTTCTGTAGAAGGGCTGTCGCACTGTTTCGTTTGCAAAAAAGATACAACTCATAAAATAGTTCCTGGTGGAATGAAATGCGGTACATGTGGTAACTTTAAAAAACCAGAAGAATTTAAAAAACATGCTGCTGAACCTGAGGTTGCTCCTAAGACACAATTTAAAGATTATAAAATCACCCCGAAATATACACCTAAAGAGCAAGCCATTCCTGCGATTGGTGAGTTAGAACAGGTTTTATTTAAGATGGATTCATTACAGCAGAAGCTTGCTTCATTAGAAGCAGCCCGTAAGAAGATCGCTGACGAGATGAAGACTAAGATAAATCAGCTTGACGAGCAAGGTCAACGTGCACCAATGGAAGCTGAATTACAGGATTCTATTGAGAAGGCTGGTGTGCTTATTGATGCTGTAGAATCAAAGGTAGTCCAATGGAAAGACAAGCTTTATACATTGCAAACTGAAGAAGTTCAATATGTTCCTAAGATTACACCTAAAGAAACGTTAGAAAAGATCTATGCTAAGTTCGCCGGGGCAGAGAAATATGTACAGGATGTACTCAATGGTATGCTAAGTCAGGCAAAGAACGTTGTTGAAAAGACACTGATTCAATGGCCCAATAAAAAATCAAGCGTTAGAGTAGAATCTGCCATCCTTGACGAAATGAACAGGATGAATGACGAATTGCTTGCAGCTCTTAACGAACTTTCGTCTCCTCTCTAATTCTGGAAAATTGTGTTTGTAAACATGAACATTTGCGATTTGGAGAACTACAATCGAATTCCTAATTAATTTGCTCGCTGATCCAAAACTATTATCAGTCATGTCTTTGCCGACAATTGTTATTGTTGGCTTGTCTTGGGCTTTATATAGATTGTTCCAGAAATATGATAGTTTACAAGAGCAACGTCTCACGGAGTGGAAAGGCATGGTCGAGGATTATAATAAACTCGCTAATGATATAAATAATACTTTGGATCTTTTAATTAAAGTAAGCGGAAAAAATGGGACTGGTAAATAACATGGGCTCTGATAAGCAAAAACATATTGATTTAGAGATTAAAAAAATACATACACGCATTAAAGAAACTAATAAAAAACTGCAAAATCGTTTTAAAAAAATTCAAACAGATATGACATCTCACTTTGACTTCCCACTTAGTTTAGAGGATGTAGAGCGCAAATCTCATAATATATAATGTTGTAAAAGCGTTGTATAAAAGAACCGACTCGGAGCAAAAATGAGCGAATACGATTCGATGATGGAAAATGAAATCCCGCAATTAGTAGATAATATTGTTGAACTTGCTATAAACCCAAGCTATTGGTCTTTGACCAATTTGAGTATTGATTTATATGATAACCAAGTTGAAATTTTGGACGCTGTATGTAATCTTAGTATCCCATATGTTGGTGTATTGGCTTCACGCGGCTCAGGAAAAACATATGCTGTTGCAATTGCGATTGTCAAACTTTGCTTAGATAACCCTGGATTTCGTGTAGGTATTTTTGGTCCTAAGGCTGATACATCGAAACGTTTAGTAAAAGAAGATATCATCGGTCGTATTCTTCCTCCTACCTCAAAGGTCTATAATGATATAGACTGGTCTAAAACCTCCAACTCCTTCATTCAATTTAAGAATGGCTCAAATGTTAAAGCCCTCTCGGCTTCTCCAACAGCCACGCAAGAATCAGAGCATTTTCATGTGTTGGTTCTCGACGAGTGCCACCGTATTTCAGACTTCGTTGTTAAAGAAAAATTAGTTCCAATGCTCGGGTCTTTTTCAGTAGCTAAGACTGTTAAAATTGGAATTTCTCTTTATAAGAATAACTTTTGGCACAGTTGCAATGATAACGGAACGCGCTATAATGTTATTCGTAAACCTTGGCTTGAATGCGACATTTATGGTCTTCAGGGTTACATTATTTATCAAGGGGTTAAATTTCCTAAACGTATTGTCGATCTCATGCCAAAAATGATTAAGGAAAAATACTTTCCATTGCAACTTGACGATGCTGGTAATGATTTATGGTATGAATCTGTTGAAGGTTATAGCGAGATAGAATGGAATACTCAATATGAAATGATCTGGATGGAGGATATTAACCTCGTCCTGTCTGGTGATCAACAGAAGAAGTTGGCCTCTGGATTATTTGGAATTCTTAAAGAAGGTCGCCCAGAACTTACAGAAAAATACTATTTTGGTCTTGATACAGCGTCTGGTACCCTTATGCCAGGGCAAAAGGATCTGGATTGGACTGTACTCACTATTCTTAGGAAAAATCAAGACAATACCAAAGATATCGTATTTAAGCAGATGTGGCAAGGTGATACCCTTGTACAGATGCAAGAAATTAGGGATTTGGTTCATCCGATTGACGGCACGTTTAAATGCGAAATGGGATTAGCTGACTTCTCAAACTTTGCTATTGGTTTGATTGACATTTTTAAAAAAGAAGGCGTTCCTATAGCTGGTGTTAGTTTTGGTTCTAAAGAACCAGTTACAAATAAGAATTATAAAAACGCCATGACAGATCAGTTTGTATTTGAACTTGATAGTGGTCGTGTTCAATACCCTAGTCTTGAGACTGTTAAAAAAAATAAGGTATTTAAGGAAGGATTTGAACAATGGGGTCTTTTGGAGCGGCACCGCAGTAAGGCTGGTATTAATGACAAGATCTTCGTAGATGCAGCATCTGGCCACGATGATCATGTTTCTGCTGACGTTCTGGCTGTATGGTGCGCTGATCAGGAGAAGACGTTTAAAGATAAAGTTGTGCGTACTATGAAGAATATCCCTTCTCCTATCTCTGGACCGATTAATCTAGGGGGAATGTCTACTCCAATGCCTGGGCAACCTGGAGACCCAAGTTCAGGTAGATTTCTAAAAGATCGATTGACTTGATAACAATGTGTAAAAACAGGTTACCTAGAATACAACCTTGTGATATAATATTAGTGAGCTAATCTGATGCGTACTCCCCAAACTTTAGACGAAGCACGCAAGTATATTCTTTATGTTTCTGATGCACTTCAAGCAATGGCATCTTCGCATTCACTTGATAGGCAAGAAAGAGACATTGTAGGGACTTATGCAGCAGGATTGCTTGAATACGCCCGTGGGTTAGAAAAAATTAAAACTCGTGTTGTGGCCAAAGAGCGTGATAAAACCAAATTACAAGTTGTTGCTGAATTAGAATCTAATTACGAGAAGCATAAAAAAATAGCTAAAACAGCACATCAAAATTTACATATTGTTAAAGCCCAATTAAAACAAGCAGAAAAATTAATGGTCGAAATAGATATAAATGAAGCCAAGTGTCGCGTTGCCTATTATGCTAAGCAGAATGATATTGCAACACACAATGAATCTATGACGAAACGAGAATTTGAGCAAGGATCTTAGCAGTGTTAAAGTAAGGAGAAAGTATGGCTAAAGCTAAAGGTAATAAAAAAAGTATCACAAAGAACGGAACTATGTCACCTACAGGATTTAATGGTGGTCTTCAAGATCCTAATTCTGGAGCTAACGCATTTGCATTAGGTAAGACTGCTTCCCTTAATAAGACCGCTGGAAGCGAATACTCTGTTTCGCAGACTCAATCATTTTTCTACTCACCGGAACTTACAAGTGATTCATGGGTGCTTCCAAAATCACGTCAAGAAATTTTGAAGTGGATTCGCATCTTTTTTAACTTGGAGCCGTATATTCAACAGATTATTATGATGCATTCATTGTATCCATTCTCTAAGTTTGATTTAATTGTTCCTGATCCATCAGTAAAGAAATTTTATGAAGAAATGTCTTCAAATGGGGATTTTAATTTATTTGACTTTATTCTTCAGGCTTCACTGTCACGCGAGAAGTTCGGAGAAGCCATCTGTTTTGGTAACATGGTTCAAGATGAGACCGCAAATAAGAATGGTAAGAGATTATTTCGTTGGGTTAATTTTATTCTATTAGAACCTGAACTTGTTGAAATTAAGACAGATATGATGAGTGGGAAGAGAACTTTTGAGATGGTTCCGACCGAGGAAATCAAATCACTTATTTCATCAACCCGTCCAGAAGATATCGAACGTGTTGAAGAGCTAAAGAAGTCATCCCCTGAGCTTGTAAATGCTGTTAATGGTCATAGGAACATCGAGCTTGACAGCGAATGCGTGTCTCAGGTGGCTAGAATCACTGATCCGTCAGGAACACGAGGTACTTCGCGCATTCAATCATGTTTTAAGGCCCTTATTTTACAAGATTGGATTCGTCTTGCGCAGTCTGCTTATGCTAAGAACTATGTGTTCCCCAAAGAATTATGGACTATTGGTGATTTGGCGAGCAACACCATGCCTTCTAAAGATGATTTACAGAATTGGCGTCAGCTGATTAATCAGTCAATTCAAAGCCCTCCGTTTACAATTATTGCTCCTCCTATTGTTCATTATGAAGCGTTGAGTGTTATGGGTAAGCAGTTTCCTCTAAATAATGAGTATGATTACATTCAAGATCAGCTCTTGGTTGGACTTGGTGTAAATAAGAATATTATTTTGGGTGAAGGTCCAAACTTTGGTAATAGTAAAACAATGGCGCTCCAAGCCTTGGTCATGCAATATAAAGCTGTGCGGGACAAGTTTGAAGATTGGATTATTAATAAGTTCTTTCGTCCAATTGCTGAGAAGAACGAATTTTATACAATTGATCCTGACTCTGGAGAAAAACAGCTTATTCTTCCTCAGATTTCTTGGTATAAATCGTTGGATATTGACGCACAAGAACGTGAACAAGAACAATTTGCTAGGTTTCATGAGATGGGTTTAGTATCTACTAAGACATTATTTAGTAAATATCCTAACCTTGATTATGAAACAGAACGCAAACAGTTAGAAGAAGAGCGCGGTACTATTTTTGATAAGGGCTCACAAGATGGTCGCATCCCTGCAGATATCTCAAAACCAAGCGGTGGAAGTGGCGGTGGAATGAGTGGTGGAGATGGAATCGATGATTCATTCGGTGATGGAGCCCCAGTCGAACCAATTGAACCAGTCGAACCTGGGCAAGGTGAAGGAACGCTTCCAGAGGGGCAGGAAGGTACACCAAATGTCGGTGGTGAAGGAAACGTTGGTGGTCCTTCAGATTTAGCAGCGCCTGAAATTTAATACACATCCTGTGTCCTCTCACATAATTTGTTTATAACAAATTATCTACTTAATTAAAAGGAAATCAAATTATGAAAAAAACGCTTGCTTTGCTGACGGCCGTTTGTCTGTTGTTACCAGCTTGTTCACTTGATTCTATTTATTCGCAGAATGTTTCTAATAATATGCAATCTTCTACAGTTCTTATTAAAATGAAGATTCATAAGGATGCCACGGAGACTCGCAAAGCGCATGATGGTTGGGGTGTTTGCAGCGGTGTTTATATTGATGAAAATCTTATTCTTTCAGCAGCTCATTGTGTGACTACAGACGAAGGTACGTCTATAAAGCAGATTTGGATAAAACAAGGGGATGTTTCTGAAAGAGCTGTTGTTGTTAAGGTAGATCCTGCAGCCGACCTACTTCTATTATATACAACACTAAAAGGTCGTCCTATTGAGTTTGCTGATGATGTAGCACGAGGGCAAGAATGTTGGGTTATTGGAAATCCATTAGGCTTGGTTGACATTGTGACTAAGGGTGTTGTAAGCAAAATTAATTGGAGTATTAAAGATGAGAAAGCACGATTCTTTATCGTTGATGCAACTGCATTGCCTGGAAATAGTGGCGGCGCAGTTGTAGATTCAGATTCTCGATTGATCGGAATACTTACACGATCTACTTCTTTATTTGGAACATTTGGTGCAGCTGGTCTTGGGATTGCAGTAGATCTTAAGACAATTAGAGAATTTTTAGGGAATATATAAATTATAATTTAAATTAAAAGAGGTAGATAACAATGGCTTTAAATAAAAAAGGTTCACCTAATAGGATTCAAGTAGTTAAGTGTGCCGGATTTACATTGGATTTAAATTTTTTGGCTGAAATGATTTTAAAGCAAGTTCCTGAGAGGAGTATGACAATTACTGAGCTGCATTCAGCCCTCGAAAGTATTGGAGTAGTTAACTATTCATCTGATGATATGTCAACATTAATTGGCCGTCTTTCAGCAACAGGATTTGCAATAAATAAGTAAGTATACTTTAGACATAAAAGTATAATATTTCTGTGTTATAATAGGAGTACTACGTTTTAAACGATTTTTTTATTGGCGTGATGAAAAGAGGAGAATTTATGCATCAAGACAGCAATGAAAGAAGTGAAAAGAGAGAACTTAATTACATTAGTGAAGATGGAGAATTAAACGTTCCTATTCTCATTGAAGCAGTGCTGGTTAAGCATATGGGTTCGATTCTTGATTTGCTGCGAATTTCAGATATTTCAGAACGAAATCTTACACAACTTCAAAGAACTATTAAAGATAATACCTATGATAAGATAAAATTTGCAAAGGCCATCTTAGAGAAACACGGTATTGACGAGATAAAGTAATGCCTCTCAGGAAGATAAAAAATCCTAAGAATTTTGAAACATGTCGCTCATGTAGTCATTATTATTTGTCTCATACAGATGTACTTCATGTTCCTAGTGTTTGCGGTTATATAGTTAATGGCCCTTGTCGTTGCATAGAATTTTTACCAACTGATAACCTACAGTTTCTTGAATATAAATATGAGCAACACACGTAAATGTCGGAGTTGCGGACATTGCTGGGAAATTCATGATCATCACGGGTTTAAAAAATGCTTCCAAGATCTGGGTGATGATTACGGTGGTTTTAACGGATCATGCGATTGCAATACAGGATATGTTCCGTCTGACAACTTAGAGTATTTAGAATGGGAGAACGCCAAGCGTTCACAAAATAAATTTAATCGGTGAGTGCAATGGAACAAACATGGTTAGCTAATCTTACGAGCAAAGCCATGAGAATATGCCGACTCACCAAAGAAGCTGTTGGAAATACACGCCAGGATATGACCGGTCCTATTTTATCAGATTTGCTAAACAACGGGTACAATCAAGTTACATGGAATTCAAACGGATCTACTCATAGTACGTGTTTGAATTTAGATCGACAAACTTGGGGTCTGCGAGATTTTTTAAATACCACTGAGTATGATGCACCTTTATTTTCGCGTTCACATCCTGGTGATCAGTCATGCACACTAACAGTTAGTGGACCTGATCTTCCCGTGGTTGATGTTGATTCATACGGAGATGTTGACACAGCAATTGGAACACGCCGTCCTGCTCAAACACAAACTCCAATTCAGAAACAACCAGTTATTAGAACGATTAAACCACCTGAACCTAAGCATGAAAATACACCAGTCAAGCCTGAACAGCGAACTAAGCGCGTCACACCAAAAGAATTTGATGAGATTCCAGAATCTGTTCCAGAGCCGCATAAGCAAGATAAAGATCCATTTGAAAAACAGCAGCTCAGTGAGCAAGAATATTTAGAGCGGTTAAAAGAATTAGAGCAAGAGCAAGTGCAAGAATCAATCCCTCAAGTTGATAAAGAATTATCTTATGATGAGTTGGATGAGATCAAAAACTTCAATAAAGAAACTAGTAAAAAGCTACCAAATTGGATCACTGGAATATTTAAGGATAATTAACTATGAGTTTGACTAAGCTCGGTTCCCACACACGTATGATAAAAACGGCTGCTGTAGCTGAGGAAGTCCTTGTTGATCAGCCTATTGAAAATAAGCCGGTGGCGACAAAGATCATAGAAGCAAAAAATTCAGATTTTCTTTATTACCGCGCTCGTGCAATCTCTGCAGGAGATCAAGGGCCTCTACAAAAAGACGGCACACGTGGGTGGAATTTCAATGGTAATAAAGATTATTTTCCTCGCACAGAATTAGAAGCTGCATACCAAACGTTTGTAGGTCGCAACATTTTCTTAGATCATAATTCGGAAAGTTCATTGTACTCCATCGGTAAGATTATTGACGCATTACCTATTGATGATAAAGAAACCGGCGAATATTATATTGAATTACTTGGAAAGATTGATCGGACACTCCATCCTGAGATTTGCCGCAAGATTGAGACAGGTGAACTAAATAGTACAAGCATGGGGTGTTCAGTTGATGAGTCCATTTGTTCTATTTGCGGGACCGTTCTTCATTCTGACGCAGATGAGAAATGTAAGCATATGAGCATGGGGCTGGGCAAAGAGTTTCCAGCTGAGACGGATATGCCTGAATATAATATTAAACAGGGTGATTTAATCCCTTGTTTCTCTATTAATAAGGGCATTGTATTTAATGAGGATTCGATTGTTGGTGTTCCTGCTGATCCTACAGCGGTTATCAAAACAGTTTTGTCTAATGTTAAGAGTCAAATGTCTCGAACAGGTTCTTTAACGAAAAAAGAACAAATTGATCTGACCGCCCAAATGGAAAAAGTATTTTCTAAATTAGATCCTGAATCAAAACTACAATTACAAGCCAGTTTATCTGGAATTTTCCCAACAGTTGAAAAGGAGTCGTCTATGGCTGATAAGAATGTTATTAATGATGAGACAAAAAAGATTTTAAATAAAATTTCTGCTTATGAGATGGAACAGCTTGAATCATACGTCACACATAAGACTAAGAAGGCAAACGATATTGCAAGTCAAGAAATCGTAGCTGATGCAGTTGCCAAAGAAGAAACATTTCTTTCTAAAATTGTCGCTAAAGTTAAAAATGCTTTAGCAGCTGAGAGTAAAGAAGCTGCTCGCTCAGAGGGTGCACTCACGTGTCATAATTGTGGCAAGGCTACTAGTTTTAATGATTTTCTCTGCGATGGTTGTTTCAACAAAGGGGTACCTGGTCTTACTCCTGAGCAATGGCCGATGGATTTTAAGACGTTAATGACAATTCGCCCTGAGATGATGAACGTTGGTAAGCGTCCAACAGTTAAAAAAACTAAACCTCATGCTTCAGCGAAGTTTACAGAAGATAAAAATAATGTTTTGGATTCAACCTGGGCTGTTAGGGAAGGTGATGAAACTGTATTAGAAGCGTCCCTAAAAGAAATTTGGGGTTCACAGTTTGAATTACTGTCCTTTGATGATCAGCGTTGGGCCACAAGTGACGCATATGCAACAGAGATCCTTGCTCGTTATAATGATGGTGGCGTAACAAAGCTTGCAAGTGATTGGGATGTTGAAAATAAGCTTTCTAAAACAGCAGCTGATCCTAAACTTGGACCTTCAGGCGTGCGTTTAAAGCCTTCAACAGGTATCTCTAACAGAGAACATCACTATAAAACAAATCTTAAATTTGACAAGCCCGGTCAGGAGAAAGGTCAGAAAGGACCTGCCGCTCCTAAATGTAAAGAAGTAAGAGATTCTAAGGTTGAGATGCCTGGGCAAGAAAAAGGGCAAACAGGTCCAGCAGCGGAGAAATCAATGAAAGTTAAAACTGATTATAGTGATCCTAAACCAGAAGCAGTAGGTAAAGAACTAAAAAATGCTCCTAAAAATCCTGAGGAGAAGAAGCTTGAGAAAACTGAGAAAGACATAAAGACTGATTACGTTGCTGCAGGAGCAGAAGCAATGGCAGCAGAAGATAAATGGGAAAAGAAAGAAGATAAGAAATCTTCTTTAATTAGCTGGACTTCCCTTACTTCGATTGCTCAGGCGTCTATTAAAACAGCTGCAAAAAAATATATTCAAGCCGGAATGAAGAATGCTGACGCCGTTGCACAAGCACACAGCGAATTTATTACACAGGAGACAGATATGAAAAAGCAAGCATTTGACAAACAGGATGAATCTGTGGATGGAACCACGATTCCTAGTGGAACAAAAACCATGGGAGATAAGGTTGATGAATCTGTTGACGGTACAACTGTTCCTGGGGGTGCAAAGCCTTCTTCCGCTCCTGAGACAAGTGCTCAATGTGATAAAGAACGCAAAACTCCTAATTTGACTAAAGCCCCTGACGAAGCAGTTGATGGTACAACGCTTCCTCCACAGGGTAAGAAAGATGAAGAAAGTGTTGAAACATCCACTCATTCAGATAGTAAGAAATCTGTAGGTACTGAGCCCGAAATGGCTGTAAAAGAAGCAGCAAAGAAAGAAGCTGCAACTGAAATGCCTATACCAGAAGATAAAGGTGGTTTAGAAGATATTAAGGTTGAGGAAAAACCATTAGACATGCCAGCTATGGATCCGATGGCTGCTCCTGTAATTGATGAAGTTCCAGCTACAGGTTCAGTATTTGACACAACTGAAACATTAGACATCGGGGATGGTTATTCAGCTCGTAAGGACAAAGAAACTAATGAAGTGATTGTTGAGAAAGATGGAGCAGAAGTAAAACGTTTACCAGATGGATTTAGCACAGATATGGCTGTTGTTCTTCCACTCATGAAGGCCGTTCTTGGTCTTCCTCCTGAAGCAGCTGCAGAAGCTCCTGACGTTATACCTCCAGTTGATGTAAATATGGAAGAACCTAAATCAGAAATGCCAGGTATGGGTGAAGCTCATGAAGACGAATTAGAAATTAAAGAATCAGCTCTTAATGCGAAAGAAGCCGTTCTGCTTGAAAAAGAATCAGCAATCATAGCTAAAGAAGCTGCAATTGTTGCTACTGAGAAAGCTCAGAGGTTTGCTTCTGTATTAACAGTTCGCACAGAACGTTGCAAGAAAATTATCTCAACAATGGTTGAGAAAGACGCAATCCAAATGAACAAAGAAGTATATCAAAGTGAAATGCAGATCGGAACATATCTAATTGATGCCCAGAAGAAAGCATTTGAACACGCGATCAACGCAAAACAGAAAGAATTGTTAGCTATGGATGATAATGCACTCTTGGCAACCGAGAAGGTAATTGCTGATCTAAAAACACCTTCTACAACTAACTCCAAGAAAGCAAGCCACATTTATGTTTCACCGTCGTTTGGTGAACAACTTTCCGAAGATCAAGAATTGAAGAAAATCTTTGATACTTTCGGAAATTCTAAACGTCGCCCACAGTAAGATTTGACAAAACCCTAATTAGGTCAAGACTTGTTTATATTGAGAAATTTATAAACATTTTATGCAGGTTTAGTAGTTGATTAGTTTGAAAGTATAAAAGACTAATTTCTCATGACAGTACTGTGCGAGATCTTTAAATAAGATCCACAACTAGAAAAGAAACGCTCCGATTGGTTCCAGTCCTAAAAATCAAATACATTAAGGAGTCACAAAATGGCTATTCGTCAAGTAAAAGAAGTGAATCGCTCAGTTTCATATCCAATCGCCTCTGGGAATATCGTTGGCGGAAATCTATTGCAGTTGAATGCAGCTGGTGCCCTGTTACCTTGGGTTGCCGCTCAGACAGCTGGTCAGCCGTTTGGCCTCGCAATCGAATCCAACATCTTCTTCCCTCTTCAGCCTTCAAATGGTGAAGTAGCAGGTCAAGGTTTTGACTACGCCAACTTCAATCGTGGTGGACTGATGTCTGTCTACAACAACGGTGGAGACTTCGTGCTTTATGACGATGGTCGTGGTTATCCCTTCGCTCGTGGTGGAACAACGTATGCAATCAATCAGCCAGTCTATGCTTCTTCAACAGTTGCGGGGCTAATCACCTCTGACAATACAAGCACAGTTCTAGTTGGTTACGTCGTAAGCTTCGACGTTGCGCTTGATCCGACACAGTTGGAAATTAAAGCAGCTATCTAAGTAATTAGATAAAAATCTAGTTGTACCAAGATTAACCTTCGGGTTGACTTGGATTTAAAGGAGAAAAATATGAACGACATTAACAAAGAAGCAGCCTTGGAAGTTCTTTCCAGCGCGCAGGTTGAAGAAAAACTCACACGCTTGATGAATTCCCCCGGTGGTCTTCAGAAAATTGCTCAGCAGATGCTAAGCCCTCTAAAGCGGGAATTGCTTTATGAAGGTCGCATTCGCCAACTCTTCCAGACCTATAAACTAGCTCTCGGAGAAGAAGCAGTATTCGACGCTGATGTTGATGTACCTGCAGCCAGCATCTCGGTTGAAGGTCTTCCAGCTCAGCTCGAAGTTTTGGCAGATCGTATCCGTGTAGAAACGTCCCCTATTTCTACTCGCCCCATGATCCGTTGGAATGAATCAAACTTCCGTAAGTATGACGTTTTGAATCGCACGCAGGAACGCGCCAAAGCATCAATCATGCTCCAGGAAGATACACGCGGTTATAACCTAATCAACTTCGCGTCAGGTCTAACGAATCAAACCCCTGCTGCATCGTTGGCTGGTACCACAGCTGCAACAAACAATCCTTCTGTCATCGCAAACGGTGCAGCCGGATTGAGCATGTATACGTTGGCTACAGCCATTGTTACACTGAGCTCCAAGCTCTTGGTTGCTTCCAAATTGTACATCAACCCCATCACACGTCGCGACTTGCTGTTGTTCAACAATGCGCCTTCTGGTAATGGTGGTCTTGGTATCTTCGCTCCTAACTTCCAAGATACAGCTCTCAAAGCTGGTCGCGTAGGTGGAATCATGGGTGTAGACGTTCTAGAATCAATCGTTGTTCCTTCCTCAGCTTGTTTCGTCTTGGCTCCAGCCGATTACCTCGGCGTGTTGGCAATTCGTACCGACTTGAGCGTTGAAACGATGAAAGATGTTAACAAAATGGCTGATGTATTCGCAATCTGGGAAGATTTGGGATTCCTCATTCGCTATGCGAAGGGAATTGTCAAGATTACACTTCCATAAGCTGTATTTCTACTGGAAGGGATTGTAAAATCCCTTCTGGCTAGAAATATAGGTTACATAAAATTGTAATATATGATATAATTATAACACTAGTAACAAATCGATTATTGTATTGATTGGAACCTATGGCGTTGGTAAAACGTGGATTGCAAATCAACTTTATCCTATGTTGTACAACGTAGTTCGATACGACATGTTTAGTTTGTAATGTTATATTTTCTCAAAGATTGCGTGATGATAAAAAACTTTGTTCGAAGTCATGTCGTGGCAAGTATTTACGAAGTCTTCAAATTTTAAAATAAGTAGTTTGTTTAGTGGGCGATTAGTATAAAGGGATTATTTTCGGTTTGCATCCGAAAGATACCAGTTCGATTCTGGTATTGTCCACCAAGCAAATTAGTTTGTTTAATTGTCTTGTAACTCAATGGTAGAGTGTCTCCCTGTTAAGGAGAGGGTTACAGGTTCGAGTCCTGTCGAGACAGCTAAGCAAATGAATGGCAATTTCGGTCGTGCAGATACTAAGGAATTCGCTACCGAAAATGTAAATAATTAAAAGACCATGAGGTAAAATCTCATGGACGATTTGGCGTAAGGCGGTAATAGAGCCATTATCCGTTTAAGTACGGAGCCGAAGCCGATCAGGTCGTGGGTAAACCTGATATCAATTTGACGAGTGTGGGGAGGTATAGATATCTTCCAAGTCTCAGAAGCTTGGCGAAGTGGTGTGATTCCGCTACCTCCTGTCATTTGCTCATAAACCATTTGCTCATAAACCAATTGTTCATATGCTGGTGACTTGGATGCTCCGCAAGAGCTTAAAGGTATTCTCAGGGTTGCACCTGAAAGTGTATGATCTATGAGTAATTAATTTGTAGTTCTCGCCAAGTATATCCGCAGTAAAAAGAAAAGGATTGTCATGAGATTAAAAGTTAATATTCGAAATGCTAAGGATTGCCGCATTGAATTAAGTTTTCCTGATTTATCTGTTAAGTATAATAACGGATGGGCACCAGCCTTACATATTAAAGAAGGGAATGAGATCCCGTTAGATGTGTTAGATCCAGAAGATGTGCGCAAGAGCTTGCGTGTAGGTAGTTTAAAAGGCTACATGGAAAATGGTTGGGTGTCAGAAATTGTTGATGATGCAGTTCCACTCCCTGAACAACTTACGTCTCTTTCTCATTTTATTACAGAACAAATGGTCTCAGCACCTGGTATGATTGCTCCACTTAAAGTATTGGATCCTGTAGTTCCTGCAACAGATGTTCTTCCCGCCAAACCAAATTTACTGGAAGAAGTAAAAGTAGTTGAGAAGAGTGTAGTTGTAGCTCCAAAACCTAATGAGATTTCTGATACGTCTTTAGTTAAGACCTTTGAAGATTTCGAGCGCTTGTCTCACACTTTAAAACTTAGATTCATTAAGGATTGTCTTGATCCACTACTTCTAAGAGATATTCTGAGTAAAACCCCTTCGAATCAGTTTAAGAATAATATTAATTTTCGGCTTACTCAAATAAAGGGACTCTAAATCCTTTATTTATAGAGGATTTCTATGGGTTTTGCACCTCCACTTTATAATACTCCACTTTTACCAAGTCAGATAAATCCTGAGCTTCCCTTTTATCCAGCCTATGGTGTAACACCAGATAATAAATATATACCGATTTCAATCGATCAAATGGGTAGATTGAACGTTAACGCAACTTTCTCGGGCTCTATTACTATCGGGGTTATTGGTGATCCTGATCAAACAAGTTTTTCATTTGGTGCTTCGTTACAACAAACAGTTGGCGGTGTATATCAAGATACTAATCCTACCCTTTCTCCAGGACAAGAAGGTGCTGTTCGTTTAACACAATATCGTGCTTTTCACACAAATGCTAGATATTCCGACGGGACTGAGGTTCTTCCAGCAACACAAGTTACAGCGTTAGATATTAACACTGGTCTTGAAACATTAAATTCTTTAGTCCCATCAACGTATGATTATATTGATTTATCGTATACTGGGCAAGATTTAACAACAGCTGTGTTTAAGATCGGAGGAAGTGGTGGTGCAGTGGTTTCTACATTGACGCTTGTTTACATGAGTGGAAATCTTGTTTCCGTTACTCGAACATAATGGCCTATAAATTTGTATTCAATCCGTTAACAGCAAAGTTTGATTTGATAAATTTAGCTTCGGCAACTGCTGCAATCCCGCAGTATTATAGTGATCCTGTTGCGCCAGCTCCTGAAGAAACATGGGTATTAGCTATACAATTTGGCGCTTCTGGTCACGCGATGGGAGTATTGGGGTTAACGTATACAGGTGATTTATTCGCATTTAATTATACACTGTCGTACCGTACTCTTGAAGGTACAACAGTTAGGACGGTTCTAAACTAATGAATTTCCAAATTTCACAAGGTGTTGGAACAACCATTGCCACTGATACTGGAGGTGGTGGTGAAAATTATCAAAAAATTAAGATGATAGATGCTACACCTGGCTCTACAGCAGGTACAGGCATTGCTGCAAATCCTTTACAAGTTTCGCTACAATTCACAGCTGCAAATACTGTACCACTATTGATTGACGGTTCTGGATCTATTCAACCTATTAGTGCTGTTTCGCTTCCATTACCTACTGGTGCTTCTACTGAAGCTACATTGCTTAATATTGAGACAGATTTAAATCAATTTACATTTTTAGCTGGTAAGCTTGTTATTGACGGCTCAACCGTTACACAACCTATCTCTGGTACAATCTCGGCCCTTCAGTCAGGGTCCTGGAATATCAATGATATTTCAGGCACAATAAGTTTACCTACTGGTGCTGCTACTTCTGCAAATCAGACAACAGGGAATTCAAGTTTAAGTTCTATTGACGGAAAAACTCCAGCCCTTGGTCAAGCCCTTGCTGCTGC